TGGAAAACAAAGTTCTTTTATCCTTATGGTTATATCTGTGGTGTAGAAGGGGCAGATGGCGATTCTTTAGATTGTTTTATCGGCCCCAACCCAGTTTCAGACAAAGTATTTATAATGCATCAATCTAAGGTTGATGGTACATTTGATGAGCATAAGGTTATGTTGGGATTTAATAGTTTACAGTCAGCCCGAGATGCCTACTTGGCACATTATAACACACAAGGTTATATAGGATATATGGACGAAATGCCTCTCTTTGAATTTAAGGAGAGGATAAAAGAATTGATAAGGAGAGGAAATGATAAATTTTCTTTTTGATACAAACAAGAACTGTATTTTGCATTTCAATGTAATATTCAAATTTTATGTGGAACAATGGAACAATTATATATCAATATTCACTAAGCCTCTAGTTGATTCGGAATCAAGGTCTATCCGTAATCATGTAAATGTATTAAGGGAAAGGATGGATCATCTTGAAGGGATTTATTATAGAACGAACGGAGGATAAAAAAGATTAAAGAAAAGAAAAAAAGTCTTTACAGCGGGGATATAGCATATAAACTTATAATTATATAATAATTTCAAATTTTTAAAGGAACGCATGGCAAAGCCTAAAAAAGCCACAAAACAATATACCCAAGACAAACATACGATGGACAGTTTTGTCAATTTTATGTCCAAGCTGGGTCTTGGTTCCGATAACCAGTCCGCATATTCCACCTATAGTCTTTACCCGCAGATAAGCCGCAACCACGTTTTATTAGAGGCGGCTTACCGTTCTTCATGGATTGTAGGACAAGTTGTTGATACAGTTGCAGAAGATATGACCAGAGAAGGCATTACTATCAATTCCGATATTGATCCCGATGAAGTCAAGAAAATTCAGTCGTCACTGGTCAAATTAAATGTCTGGCATCAATTGTCTTCAATTATTAAGTGGGCTCGTTTATATGGCGGTGCTATTGGTGTTATATTAACAGAAGGTGCTGATTACGAAAAGCCAATCAATTATCAAGCAATAAGAAAAGGTAGTTTTAAAGGGATATTAACGCTTGATAGATGGCAAATAGATCCTAGTTTTGGAGAGCTCGTTACTGAAATTAGCCCTGATATGGGAATGCCAAAGTATTATCGCGTTGTGTCTGGCAATCAAATTATGTCGGGGCAAAAGGTTCATTATAGCCGCATCATTCGCTTTGACGGCATTGAATTACCTTATTACCAGAAGATGGCCGAGAATCTTTGGGGTCTTTCGGTAGTTGAAAGAATGTGGGATCGTTTATTAGCATTTGACTCCGCCACCACTGGTGCAGCTCAGATGTTATATAAAGCATATCTTAGGGTAATTGGCATTGAAGGACTAAGGGAAGCACTGGCATTAGGAGGCGCTGAAGAGTCCGCAGTAATAAAGCAGTTTCAGTATATTGCTTTATTGCAGTCAATGGAAGGTATTACTTTATTAGATCAAAAAGATAAATTTGAAACCCATCAATATACATTCAGTGGTGTTTCTGACGTATTAATACAATTTGGTCAACAAATATCTGGAGCAACAGGCATTCCGTTGGTTCGTTTATTCGGTCAATCGCCGGCAGGATTATCTGCAACGGGAGAATCAGACTTAAGAAATTATTACGACCATATCAATAAGCTGCAAAATTTTCAAATGCTTGCTCCTTTAACAAGAATATTGCAGATAATGTTTATGTCTGTTCTTGGCAAAGAGATGCCGGAAGATTTTGAATTTGAATTTAATTCGTTATGGCAAATGGACGACAAGGAAAAGGCAGACATGGCCACTGCGGTATCAAATACGGTTATTGGTGCTTATGGTTCCGGCATAATCACAAAGAAAATCGCATTAAAAGAGTTTAAGCAGCAAAGTAGAATTACAGGAATCTTCACCAATATTACTGATGAAGACATAAAAAATGCTGTTGAAGAGCCTTTGCCAGACCAATCTATTATGATTGGTACCGAGCCTGAAGGTGGCGATAACAATTTGAGTTTTGAGAATATGGAGCAAGAACTTGCTTCTATTGGTATCGAACATGATGATATTGCAAATCTAGAGAGCCAATTGGAAGAGATTGGTACAGATAAAAACATTGTCTCGAAAATGGGAGTTAAAGATAAATTAATTCGATTCAAAGATTCATTATTGTCTAAAATAATGAAGCCGCTTGGTTTATACTTCATTATTAAAGAAGCAACTAAAGAAAAAGAAACATTAGAACAGCAAATAGAAAGAATACTTGGTCCGCAAGAACTCCGTCGCCCTCAGATACCTGCGGTTCTTGGCAGTGCATTGGACAGAAAGAAAGTTGTTGATACTATCCTTACCGAGATTCGTTCTATTAAGGACGAATTTGAGGAATCAAAACATCCTAGAGTAAAGTCCGGAAAGAATGCTGGTGAGTTTGCCAAAAAAGGGGAAACAGGGACATCTGCGCCAGTGGCAACTAAATCTACGCAAGGTTTTAAATCTTTAGGGAATAAAGTCCCGGAGCATATTTCTAAACTGAAAATACCTCCTGCATGGACAAATGTGGCGTATAATCCTGACCCCAAAGGATCTTTAATGGTTGTCGGCTATGATACAAAAGGCAGGAGACAATCAATATATAGTGAAAAGCATACTTCTGAAAAAGCGAAGGCAAAGTTTGCTCGCATTAATGAATTAAATAAAAAGATGGACAGAATCTTTAAAGAAGTTGATGCAAAGATGAAGAGGTCAGAAACATATAATGAAGCATTGTTAACTAAATTAATAATGGCAACAGGTATCCGTCCCGGTTCTAATGTAGAAACACAAGGTAAGGTAAAAGCTTATGGAGCAACAACATTAGAAGGTAGGCATGTTGTTATAGATAATGGAACAGTTGCGTTATCATTTATTGGTAAAAAGGGTGTTCCGAATCATATTCCTATAGAAGATAAAGCAATGGCGGCAACTCTTTTAAAACTAAAAAAGAAAGCCGGAGACACAGGAAGATTATTTAATACTGATTATAATAAATTACTTTCTTTTACCCATACTCTTGATGGCGGCCGATTTAAGACAAAAGACTTTCGCACCTGGGTAGGGACAACAACCGCCATGAAAGTAGTTAATGAAATGGAAGCACCAATAAATGAAAATGAATATAAAAAGAAAATAAAAGAGGTTGCAAAGCAGGTATCTGCCAAACTAGGCAATACTCCTACAGTAGCTTTACAAAGTTATATTTCTCCGGTTGTATTTGCTGACTGGAAAGCGAGGATATAATGGAAATAATCCCTAACATAATGATTGGCGAAAAAGAGGCAGACGAAGCTATTGACTGGAGAAGCTTAGACGATTCTGATGATATAGACAGTGATGAAGAGCTTGAGCAAACACCAGAAGACGTAATTGAAGGATTAGGTTTTGACCCAAAGGAAATTGAAGAGTAATAAATGATAACAGTAGACACGCAAGCAGATTTTCAGAAAAGAATATTTATTGAAAAGGCTTACCAAGAGAAGCTTGCTGCTATTGCGCGTCAAATTGAAAAGATTATCCAGACAACAAGGCCAGAGTTTATAATTACAAGGCTTTCGCAATATAGTAATTCATTAAGTAAGTATGCATCAAATGCGGCGCATACTTTAATTTATAACTTGAATAAACAAAGTATTGAGCAGTGGCAAAAGCAAGGCAAACAAATTAACTCTTTCTTAAAGAAAGAATTAAAATCAAATGAAATAAATAGATTGATGGGAATTTATGCGAATCAAAATATTTCATTAATTCAATCTTTACCTCTTGATGCGGCTAAGAGAACATATAAAATATTAATGGAAGGAAATGTTTCTGGGGCAAGGTTCGAGAATTTGGTTGATAAGATACAAAAGATTGGACAGATAAGCAGTAACAGAGCGACTTTGATTGCAAGAACAGAGACCTCAAAAATTAGTACTGCATTAACACAAGCAAGGTCAAATGTGTTGGGTCTCAATTGGTACGTTTGGAGGACGTCTCAGGATGTAA